TTTGTCTTAAAATGTTTTTCTGCAGCCTTTTTAGCGTCGGAAAATTTTCCACTAAAATCAAATGTATCCCTGTCATCGGGCATTCCAAATTCTTGCGTAGTAAAAATCCAAAGTCCGGAACCAGTAGCGTTTTTACCGTGAGATCTTTTATATCTGCTATGAACATTTTCATTAAGCATTGTTTTAAAGCGTTTCATAGTCTTATATCGTAACCTAGAGTGGAGTGATTAATTTTGATCATATTATCTGACAGATTAAAAATATCTTCTTTTCTCATCATTTTGCGCACTGCTTTTTCGTTGAGCTTATTCATAACAGCATCACCGCCACGAGTACCAATAACAAGCATTCCCTTTTTCTGAGTATTTGTCTTAGGTGTTTGGCTATCAGTAATGATTGCCCCAGCCTTTTTTAGCATGAATCTCAGCTCGCTTCGATCATTATCCCACTCACGCTTGATTTCTTCGAATTCACTACGCGGTTTGCCATAATCAGGCCAGTCATCAGAATAGTCAAATGTAATGACCATGAACTTTACGAGTTCGCCGGTATTTTCAACTACTACAGCTTTTCCATTAATATGGACAATAGGATTACCGTCCTTATCTACATTACCATCCCATACGCCAGCTTTATGTTGCTTTAAAGCGTCTTTATACTTAGGATGGCTTTTATTTTCTCTTAGTTCCCAAAATGTTTTCATTATGGTATCCTCAAATCCCAAAACGTTTTACTTATTTCGCCACGCGATATATCACCATCGCCTGTGCGTCGAGTACGTGTATATGTTTCACGCCCTCTAAAATCTCTTACGCCATTGGTTTGTTGTAGCCATAGTGCTCTTTGTGGAGAATCAACGCCTGGATCTGGCGGCGCATTATCGTATTCCCAACCGGGTAGTCCTGGTATTGCAACCCAAGCCATTTACAGCTCCTTTACTTCGACTTCGTCGTTCTTATATTTCTTATTGGTTTTACGCCATTGCATTACTGCATCATTCTTGTCTTTGCCCATAACCTTCATATTAAGATCTTTACCGCCAGGGCCACCCTTACGAACAGTAATCATAAATTGCGATGTTTCTTCTTTCACTGACTCAAATGCACCAGCAGGTTGACCTTGTTTCTGATTAATGTCTAATGAAACCTTACTTTTAGGGTATTCATCACGCATCTTTTTCAGCGCTTCCTTTTTGTTTGGTGCCTTGGTTTTGACAGTCATAGAATCACGACCATCTCCAACCTTGACAAAGAAGATTTTATTTTCGTTAACTAAAGCTTCAGCGAGTTTAGACTCGTTTGCTTGGCGAAGAGCATCACTTACAGTGGGATCATCAGAAAGACCCTTCTTCATTTTTTCGATTTTTCTTACAGCGCCGGTATGATTGCCGCCCATATCAAGAGCAATCTTTACAGCAGCCGAAACAAGTGGTGCTGGAAATTTGCTTTTAGCTTCTAGTTTTTCTCTAAGTTGTTCGAAGTTCATTTTATCCTCTTACCTTGGCAGCTAAATCTTTATCAGCCTTACCCCAAGTCCCTTTGCCTTTAGTTGCGAATGAATTAACACGCGCCAAGCCCCATTGCGTTGGAGTAGTACCAGGCCTATGACCTGTTCTCCAAGCAGCTACGCCACGATCAAATACTTGTTTTAGAATACCGTATGGGATTCCTGTTTTATCAGCTTTTTTCTGTAAAGCCTTCTTGGTATCTTCACCCAAGTTTTCTTCGCCGAACATCTGAGCAAACTTTTTAGTATGCTTGGACGGCTTTGTTTTTGCTGATGCATCTCCAGGAGCTGGCTTATAAGCACGTGGATCATCATCGTCCATTTTAGCTTGCTTATTAAACTGCGCCTGTCTCTTATCTTTTGTAGACTTACCAAGACCACTATGATACTTTGGATTTCTCTTTTTAGCTTCTTTGTCTTCGCGTACTGGCTTTTGTAGCGAGCGATAGTTCAATAAATGGTCAGGTAACTTGCCATCTCTTACCATATCACGCATTACCTTATCGATAATACGTACGTCAAGTGCTGTCATTTGAGCAACTTTTTGTAGCATACGATTTGCTTGGCCTGGATTCTTTTTACGCATATCCAAGAACAGTCTTACAGCAAACTCGTACTTCTTCTTATCTTTATGACGGCTAAACCAAGCTTTGATATCTGACATAGTGTCTTCATCAAGGTTTATGTTCTCAACTGAGTCCAACCACATACGCTTTGGTTTTTCATCTTCGTTAACTTGGACCATAATATAGTTACTGCCTAAACGAGTAATACGGCCATAGTTTTCAGATATCTTAATTCGTACCCAATCGCCTTCTTGGTATAACTCACCGTTAATAAAGGCTTCCCGCTCTTCAGAAACAGTGGGCAATTGAATATGTTGGCGTTGAGACTCTTTAAGTCCCATGCCCTTTCTTACAGCATTAAAGAGAGATTGACCATCTTTATACTTACTAGGCAGTCCCTTAGAAAATTCAGTAAAATCATTATTTGTAGCAGCGGCTCTCATTTTAGATGCAGACATACCTTCTGCACCGTCAGCATCTGGATCTCGCTCTCCAGCAGAAACAACGCTTATTGATTCAAAATTATAAAAACCATGACGGCCTTCAACACCGTTATATTGATTAAGCAATGCCTCGAACTGATTAACACGATCTGACCCTACGACCATTTTGATCTTGGTATAACCATCATCATAAAATTGAGTAAGCAAATCGAAAACAGTACGAACCGAATTGTCTAATGCAATATTACGAGCATGCCTAGGAAACATTTTGCGGGCAAACTTTACTTTGTCCGTATACGCCAAAGGATTCTTCTTCTTATCTTGGCTTTGCGATAGGTACACGACATACTTACCTGAGGCATTTGACTTAACTGCATCGAGGAGCTTTTCGTGGCCAATAGTAGGAGGATTCATACGACCCCAGGAGAATGTCATTTCTCCTGTAGCCTCTAAAAGATATTCTCTAAATGATAGCTTATTCATTGCCGCCCTGCTTCTTTTTTAGCTTCTCACGATCTGCCTTTTTAACCTTAGGTAAGATTCGCTTAGCAATCTTTTTAATCAGAGCTGACTTTGCATCAACCTTCTTTTCTATACCTTGGCGTGCTGAAAAAGATAACTCGTCCTTTCCCTTATCCTTAAGGAATTTTTTGAGTATCATATCACGGGCTTTCTTTTGTGCTTTGGCTTTAAGCTTTTCGGGGGAGGCTAACTTTTTAGCAGCAAGCTTACGCCCGCGCATGATTTTAGCTTTATTCTTTTTGAATTGTAGTTTCATTTTTTGACGTTGTGCCAACGTGGCAGCTTCGTCAAACTCTTTGAAAGATTTCATCTTCCTATCCTCGGTCCCATCGATATTAGCCACGGTTAGGACTCTCCCAACCTTTGATAATATCATCACTAAAATTGTTGCTAGAAAATTCTAATCTATCAACAAGCTTTACCGCACCACCTTCCGTACGATCTATGGCTACAAAACCTTCTGGGTTGGTTGCCTTAAATCCGGACTTAGTTTTAACAAATGTCCCTATATTATTAAGGGTGTTAAGTTTATTTATAAGAATTAACTTTGCGTCTACAATAGAATTTTGTAATTCAAACACAGCCTGTAAACTTTTTTGGTTCTTTTTATCAAAAAATTCTAAGATTTCGTCAAGCTGATCTTGCTTTCTCTTCTTGCCTTTTTCTGACTTAAGCTTTTCGATTTGCGCTTCATAACGATTTTTGATCCACATAATCATACCAATGACATGCTTACGGGAATCAGTAATCCGCTCATTGTTGCGGACTTTCGTATTATTGTATATATTAATCAAAGAGTTGATCTCTTTATTAGACTCAATTGTCTTCAGAGTTGACCCTTTGATCTTATTGAATACTGAACCAGCCTTTGAAAGAGCTGCATTGAGGTCAGATGTCTCCGAGGCTGTAAGTGTAGCGGTACCTGAGAGATCTGGTAATGTCGCATCAACCATCCAAACGTTAGGCGAGGCAGTAAGGCCAGGTACGATTTCCCGTCCAAACTCAGCCTGCATCGTTTCGAATGTGGCGCCATTATATTTCGTATGCCATACAATACCGATCTTTGCTTTTTTGATATCATCAGCAACATCTGAATCTGCTGGGACAGCATAAGCAATCGTATTAGGATGGAATACTAGCATTGATTCGCCGTCAATGCGTTCTGTTTTGAGGTCAGCAGCATCAAACATAAAGTCGCCTTGAATGACTCCTTTAATCCCGAGATCCTTAAGATGAGTATAAGCCAACTTCATCTTACGGTTTAAATCACCTTGAGTATCTGCATCGATATCTGCATGGCTCTTATAAATCTTTGGATTAGCATTGAATATGCCTTTCTTTGCAACAAAGAACTCTCCAGTCTGTGGGTCCTCACCAGCAAAAACAGCTGGAGCGCCGTCCCATTTGACTGTAATATCAATGGACTTCTTTGAGTTGCCAGCCAGCATATCGCGTAAAGAACGAAGAGCAAGAATTGCTTCACGGGCACCATTGACTCCACCATCGATGACTAAGTCCTCAATGTGAGTCATGTGAGTGTTTTTCTTGTTCTCAGCTAAATATGATTTAAACTTCTTCATGA